TACTATCACCGTTGCGAAAAATAGCATTGGGGTTTGAATTCAGAAGTTCATCTGCAATTTTGTGTAATAATCGGGAGGCTTTTTCTGTTACCCGACTACGTAAGTTATCACTAGCCATCCTATCGTTCCTATTAGAGCCGCAATTATACCTGTTCCCCAGCCAATAAGCTGATCGGTCCTGCGTTGAGCCATTTTCTCAACCATACCGTGAACTTCATTAATCATCATTTCCAAGCGATCAACCTTTTTATCTAGGTTTTCTATGTTGTTTGCCATAGATTTATATCGCTCAGCACATAAATCAACATGTGCTTCTAAACTCTTTTTTTCGATAGGTGCTGTATCAGCCATCGTAGTCTCTCTAATTCCTTTATTAGAAGTATTTATTGTAATTTCTAGATATCAATAACGGTCAACTTTCAAGTAATGTAAACATAATGTTTTGATTTTCGCCTGTTGCGAGCAAATAAGGCATTAAAAATCCTTCGGAGTATGTTTCATTCAATCCAATGATCATTGGTACACCATGAACTTCTTGTTTTAACAAGCCAAGTTTGTCNGAGCCATCATTGTAAATGTCTTCGTGTTCTATGCCGAAACTAAACTGCCAAACTTTTTTATCTTGACGAGTCATGATTACAGGATTTGTAATATCAAGTGCTTGTGTTTTTAAACTTACTACCTGTAATATAGTTTCCCAATTGCGTTGTTGATTGCGACTAAAATTCCAATCGTCAATAGTATTAATTTTATGTCCTACTGCATTTTTGGTGTTTGGTTGTAGTTTTCTATAACTCATCGTCCCAGTAGGTGTACAATCAAAATATGTTACAACATCAATTGTTTGCATTTCGTAAACTCCAATACACCTGTAATTTATCAAGCATTTCTTTGAGAGCAGGATCAAAAGCAGATTGTTCTACCATGTCCTGTATATTGTCTGCAATAGGATGGGCTGATACTTCTTTAAATACAATCTCACGTTTGCTACTGTTTGCACGTCGCCTGTACACAGTGCGGCCTTTATCAGGACTTTCATATATCCATTCAGTTTTTTGCATACGGATATTTAGTCGTAAAAAAACCCTAGTTAATAAAAACTAGGGTTTTAATGTTACTATAGCAAATTAAAATTATGCTAACTTGAAGTTACCTGATGTAACGTCTGAACCTGAACAGTCTACACTGTTTGAACCAGCGGCTGTTAATGTTCTAATTGCAGTTTGCAATGTTGATGTTGTATATGCACCTGTTGGATAAATTGCTAATGAAATTTGTCCTGCTGCTGAATCTTCAACTTGGTAAATGCTTACGAAAGCACCGCCGTTGTTGATCTTCTGTATGATTGCGCCTACTGCACCGTTTACACCAACTTCTCCTTGTAAGTCTCTTGCTGAGTTTGAACCGTTTTCTACGATTACTTTGAAGAAGTCTAATTTTGGTCCAGTAAAGTTAACTGGTGCTGATGTTGCTAATGCGGCATTACCTAAGCCACCGTTAGCAGTATCAATGTGGAATACCTCTTGTGAGTTTCCGTGAGTTCTTGTAAATTCTGCCATTTTAATCTCCTATATCTAATGGTGGTTCCGATTGTTCGGTTCCTACTTTTATTTAGCATAGTTTTGGAATTTTTGACCGGAGATCTAGCGTCTAGTAAAGGTTTTTGTACGTCGCAAAAATTCATAGAATTCGTTCTGTAGACCTGATTTACGCATCTGTAACATAAGTCTATCACGTATAACGTTCTTATCTCTTGGAACAATTCTATTCCAATTTGCAATTTGTCTACGCATCTGTATCAGTGGTGCTGGCAAATAATCACTCATGTTACGTTGTAACATCAGCATCATGTAACTGTAATCGCCATTTTGAAAGTCTCGTTTTGCGATATTTCGCAAATTACGTTTCAAACGTAGCTCTGGTATAATAATTACAACGTCTTGTGCGATGCGGTCTTTGAATTTGTTTGGCTTCATTGCAATTGTTATTATGTTGTATAGATCTGGCTGACTGGTTCTAAAGCCTGGCCAATTCTGCAACTTCATTATATTTTCTGCAACTCTAGCCGCATAGGCTGGATCACTGTTTGCTAGTATTTGCAGAGCTAGAAGTTGTTCAAAAAGTTGCTCACCAATCTTTTTTTGTGTTAGTCCATTTAGTTGCCTTGGCGTTCTATATGCTCTACTTTCGCTTAGCCAATCAAATGCAATTTTTTCTTTTTCATGACTTTCAGTAAGGCCCTTAACACGAGCAATAGCATTCCACCTTGCAGTCACAGTGTCAACCCATTCCCAACTATCACCTGAAAAAGCACTTGCTCCTTTTACAAATATATCCCATTCACCTCTATGCACTTCATCATCATCGAGATGGCGTGCAATTTTATATTCCAATCCATTGTGTGTCATCAAATAAGCACCTGGCTCTTTTGGATGCTTTTTTGTAGCACCTTCTTTTACTACCGGCACTGGACGCACACTCTTTCGTGGCATCTCATAACGTGTGCCAATTCTGAATGGTGAATCTTCAACTGCAAATACTCTGTTAGGTGTATCAAAATCTTGTTTACGCATTACAGTTTTAGCAATAAGATCTAATTCATCATTGTCCTTATCTAACACCAATGCAAAAGGCACATTAATATTGGTTTGTAAATCACGCATGACTGCTTCACTGTCGGGTCCCATCTGTGCTATAGGTTTGCCATAACGTTTGCGTTCTTGTTTGAACAGTCTAGTAAGTTCAGCAGGTACTATTGGTTTCTCGTTGCGTTCACTATTGACTCTGTCCATAAAATGTTTTGTAAACTCTACATCTATACCGACATCAGCAAATATTCTATCAGCAAATGTTTCTAGTTGTTTTAAATCGACTGCGGTTACTGACATTATCTTTTGCCTTGTCCTCTGTACATCTTATAAGATCGTCTTTTGTGTTTATTCATTTTACACAGTGAAGGCTTTCTGCCAATGCTGGTTTTTGAAAATGTTGGTTCATGTGCAGATACTGTTCGAAATATTTTTGCCATTAGGATACCTCTGGATTGTTGGAGGCAAAATTAACTCTTGAAAATTTATCTCGGTCAACTAACTTTATTCCGTCACCAACATATCCTTCATGTCCAGGCACACCCTGTATGTTGGCTTGCACATCTTGCTCTTGGTTGTCAAGAGCTTTAATCAACTGATCTTTAAGCAGTGCAATGTTTACGAATGTGCTGAATAAAGCACTGACTGCACCTTTGTTCTCGTTCATCCATTCTATAATCCTTGGTGCCTGTGTAGGTTGTTTACTTGTTACCCAAGGACCAAAATCTTTAACCATATTGTTAAAGCCACCTTGTCTTACTTTAAAATTAATATACTGCTTCATAAGTTTTGGTGTGCTAGTAATTCTTCTTCGTCTTAATTCTTCAGGGGCAAGAAATGCATCAATAGCTGGTGCATACTCGTTGTATGCATCTTGTATTTTAATTACCAATCCTTTGTCTAGTTCGATAGCACTGCCTGTGTCTCTCATNGTACTATCTAATGCCAACACACCTGGTGCTTTGTCAAGCACTTGTGTTGTAACAGGACGTACAGTACCTCCTGGCTTGTCAATTTCAGTGTGTACTGCAATACCAACGTCGCTTGCTCCAATTTGTTTGCCTAGTGGAGTATCAGCACTTACCCTGTAGGTAACTTGATTTGGCGTAAACACATAGGCTCCATTTTTAACTGGCGGAGTAGCACTATACAATAAATCTGCTTGTATAAAGCCTTTGAAGTGTTGCGGAACAACTCTGCGTAACAATGGAAAAAGTTTTTCATATACAGTAATCAGTTGTGAATAATCACCTTTTCTGTTACTGAATACTCTGGCCATGTCCTTTGGTGAGGTTGCTAAACCATTGTAGCCTGTTGCACTAAATCCACCTTTGTCAGTCAGTATAAATTGACCGTTGTTGTCACGACCAAATATAATTGCTGGTTTGCCATCCCATTTAATGGTGTTTACTTTACTAGGTTCTTCTGCACTGCGTTTGATCCCATCTAGTGCTTGTTTGATTCCTTTTGATCCATAATCAAAAACCAAATCCTCTGGATGTTCGATTCTTGCACCTTCAACCAAGTAAGGCTTGTATGGAGTGCGTACATCGTTTACAACTTGCATGCCTTGGTTGATAATTCTATCACGTAGTCTTGCAAGCCAGTCTGAGCCGCCTTCTTTGATTTGTTCAAATTGGAATCCTTCTCTTTCTGCATAAGCTCTAAAGTCTTCTAGTTTTTGCTCACGTTGTGGATCATTCTTTAGTGCATTTAGTATTGCTTCTACACTGTAG